ATTTCTACAGTAGTAGAGTAGGATTTTAGCTTTTCGTCGGTTGCGGCGTTTGCGTTATCCTCGGCGGATTGCGCCGCTTCATCAGCTAAAGTGCGAGTTTCCTCGGAATACGTTTTTACCTCCGAAACACTTAATTTAATTTCGTCGGCGCTTTGCTCTATAGCCGAGTTCATTTCTACAGTAGTAGAGTAGGATTTTAGCTTTTCGTCGGTTGCGGCGTTTGCGTTATCCTCGGCGGATTGCGCCGCTTCATCAGCTAAAGTGCGAGTTTCCTCGGAATACGTTTTTACCTCCGAAATTTCGGAACGTAATTCTCCGTTTGCCAAAATGAACGCTTGCTCTAAAGTGTGCGCCGCGGCGGTAACGTCGCCGTCTATTTCGTCGGAGATTGCTTGTTTGAACGCCTGGGAGATTGCCTCGGCGCTGACGGTTCCCGCTTGAATGAGCGAGCCGTTAAGTGTCCCCGCTGTGATAAAGTCGGCGACTATGGCGCCGTCCATTGTTATAGCTGTAGCGTATTCGCCTGCATATCCTGTCGAGGAATATCCAAGCCCCGCGGAGTTCCAACGCCAAACGCTTTTAGCGGTTTTTATGTCTGGAGTATCCATTATTAAAATTTCCTGTGGACGCTCGGAGGGATTGAAAACGACGTAGCCGCCTTTATGTCCCGTTATGAGCTCCGTAGCGTTTTTAATGGCTTGCTCTAAACGTTTTTGAGCGGTGGAGCTTTCTTTTTTTGCCGCTTCCTTAACCGCTTCTATTTCTGCCTTTGTGTTGTTTACTGTGTCCGAAAAATTACTCTTTGCGTCGCCAATCTCTACGGAAATATAGCGCTCCTGGATAGAATCGAAAACAGTTTTAATTATTTGTGCCTCGGCATCTATACCGAGTTTTATAAATCGCACCGTAACAGTATCGCATAGGCTCACTCGTTCGAGAGGCGCTATGTCTTTATAATCCGTCGTCTGCCATAATTGAACGAATGAGGCTGTAATATTTACGCTCGGCGTATCTATTCCGCTATTAACGTAATTTACCGCTTTTCGGCGGAGGTTTTCTACGTTAATTTGCTCGTCGTCCTCGAACTCGTCCGTAAAGTCTTTCGGTTCAACTCTCGGCATACCGTAACGGTTCGGATTCTCGCAATATATAATATTTTCTGGGAGTGTTACTATAATTTCCTCTGGTTCCTCGGAGCCCTCCTCGTCGCTTTCTGGAGTATAGCGCGCATACGGCAAAACTCCCGTATATACCGCGGCTATATTTCGCTCCTGTTTTGCGTCGGTGAGGTTCTTTCCGTACTCTATAACGACGTCGGTTTTTTTGCCCCTGGAGGCGTGGAGCTTAATTAAGAAATTATCAAACTCAAACTCTCCGCCCCAGACATTGAGAAACGAGTTCTCGTTTCCGCCCAGGCAAGCTCTAACAGAACACGGAACCTCTGTCCCTGTAGCGCCGACCTCCGCTATGTCGCTCCAGGCTTTGAAATTATGCTCTGTAATTTCCGCTGCCGAATTTAACATAGTATTCATAGCCGAAAGAGGAGTAACACCCGCGGCGTTAAACCTCTTTACAGGGAGCCCGTTTAGCTTATACGAAATATGCTCTCCGCGAAACGTGCAAATTCCGCCGATAGGCTTTGAATGGTTATATATAGAGAATAACTGCGGCTCCGAGTTCTCGTTCGGTTTTGCCTTAATAATACAGCCGTCCTCTATTTTGGAAAAATACTGTCCGTCTATGGGGTATTGTAACTCCAACTCATAAACTCCGTTTTTTTCCTCGGTAACGTTGCACGAAATAGAATCCACCAATAAACCGACGCCGTTATTATTAAATTTTGTTTCTGTTGCTTTGTATAATACAGGAATCATAACGTCGCCCACCTCGGTATAATTTCAATGCTCGTAATTCCTCCAGAAAACGAAACGACGTTTATTCCTGGAGTGAATGTAGGGAACTCTGCTCCGTTCATTTTGCTATTTTGAGGGGTTAAACCTTTGTAAGCGTCTTTTATTTCCGAGTCAAGCTCTATGTATTCGTCTATATCCGAGAAATTAAAGCTCTGGTTATTGACGTACAGAGAGCCCGTCCCGCTCCCGTAAATTTTTATATACGGCTTGCTGTCGAACGCCTCTCGGTTATATAGCTCAATGCTTCCAGAATCCAATATAATAGGCGCCTGTCCCACTATGGCATACTGAAACGGTTTACAATCGAAAACTATTTCACATTCACCGAGTTCGGGTAAAACCTCCTCTATGTCGAGGGAGTTATTAAATGCCGCATACCTAAAATAATCCTGGTCGTAGGAGTCGTATAGCTTCAAATACCCGCCTTTCGCGCTTAAAAAGCCTTTAAGGCGACGAGCTATTTCCTTTAATTCAAAATGCGAGCTCGGAACGGTTGAGATAGTGTAGGAAATTTCTACATTCTCGAACCTTTCCTCGTCTATAATCAAATCACCGCTCCGCCCTGGGACGCTTTGTTTCGTTACCACTCGGGCGGGCGCGTTGTGTCTGGTTTTCGAGAGTACAACTATACTATTGTCGCGTGTATCCATACTCCCAAAACGAAAATAATTCAAGTTATCAACTACGCCCATACTAAACCTTTCCTCCTTAAATATTCCTCAATAAGAATCATAATCTCGTCAATGAGGGATTTTATATCTCTGTCGCTCTGGTTATTGAAATTCTCTATATTGAGGTTCATTTCCAGGGATACAGGGGAGGCGGTTTTTGATGTTTCGGCGCTTTGCTGTTTTTCCTGGGCTTTTGCTTCGGACGCGGTTAAAACTCGCTCGCCCTTATGCAACAGCGCGGGGAAATCGTCATACGGGACGTAATCAATACCCACACGCAAACGCGGGATAGTTCCTATATTGATTCCTTTTCCGCCCACGCCAGGAACCCAATCGGGAATTTTTAATTTATTTAAGCCTCTAATAAACGAGTTAATACCGTCTATAATCCAATTTATAGGAATCTTAAAGGCGTTTTTTATGCCGTCAAACACGGACGAGAATATATTTTTAACAGCTTCCCAGGCGCCGCGCCAATTTCCCGTAAATACATTTTTTACGAAATCAATTAAGCCCGACATAACGCCTTTTGCTGTATCTATTATATTCTGGACGTGTGCAAACGCCGCCGTAACTGTCCCGCTTAAAATCCCCGCTAAAACGGTAAAAGCACCCTGTAAAGGCACTAAAGCTATTTCGATAACTTTAGATATTACCGCTATTAAAGGAGGGAGAATAGCGTTCAAAATTTCAACGAGAGGCGTTATAATTGCCATAAGTAAGTCAATTAACGGCTGTAACAGAGCTATAATAGGCTCTAATAGTGGTAAAATAGGCTCTATTAGACTCAATAATAACGGTAATACCATTTCTACAATTTGCAAAATAGGCGGTAATAACATCTGTAACAACTGCGTTATAACAGGCAATACAGCCGATATTATTTCCATACACGGCGGTATAATTTGCATTATCAAGTCAATGAGAATCGGGAACAGCGTTTGTCCGAGTTCCATTAACGGCGGCATTAACTGCTCAAATAATGAGGTTATAATAGGCGCCATTTGACTAATTACCGCCTGTATTGTAGGCATATTCGCTATTAAAATATCAACGACGGATTGAATTATAGGCATTAAGCCGCTCGCAAAGGACATAAACAAACCCTCTCCAGAGCGTTTTAATGTATCCATAGCGTCCGTAAAGTTTACGCCCGCCGTAACCGCTTCGTCGCTCATTACCATACCGAGTTCGTGAGCTTTGTTTTTTAGGTTTTCTGTAGCCTCTGCCGACGTATTAAAGAGCGCCGTTAATTCCTGTCCGCTTTTTCCAAATAGGTCATTAGCAAGAGCCGCGCGCTCTGTCGAGTCCTCCATTCCTTGCATAGCTGTTATTACTGCGTTAAACGCGTCCTCACGGCTCATATTCTGTAAGTCGGACATAGATAATCCGAGTTTTTCAAACATAGCCGTAGCAGAGGAGGAACCGTTTTTAGCGTCGTCCAATTTGTTAGTTAATGTTTTTAAGCCTGTTTGCATAGATGTAATTTCTACGCCCGCCTGGCTTAATACATAGTCCCATTCCTGGTATGCTTCTCGGGATAATCCGAGCTTTTGACTAACTTTGTCTATTTCGTCGGCGTGAGCTGAAAGTTTTTCAGCCGCTCCGAGCGCGGCTCCTCCGAGCGCCGTTGCGGCGCCTACTACAGCCGTTCCCGTTGCTACCGCTGTTTTTGCGATATTTCCAAAGGCGGAGCCTACTTTAGAGCCCGCCGTTTCGCCTTTTTTTGTGGTTTCGTCTATGCCTTTATTCGCTTTTTCGTTATCAATGAATATAGAGCCATAGAGCGAAAATATATTAGCCATTAGTAGCCGCCTCCTTTCTCCTTTGAGCCTCTATTATAGGCGCAAATTCGCTTGTAATTTCGTTTACGGAGCGTTGAGGCTTTGCTTTGGTGTCCTCTTTGTCCTTTACGCGTCCTAAAAGTTCCGAATAGGAAACTACCTCTCCGCCCGTTATTTGTTGCGCTGTATGATGTGAGAGCCAGAGAGGATATAATACAGCCTCTAACTCTTTTTCGTTTGCGAGTTTTAGCAACGAGCCGAGCTCCGACAGAGGGAGAGGCTTTATTAGTTCCCAGGAGTAATATTTATTTAATAAATAAATTACCCTTGCTCGGCTTTCTTCTTGAACGCAACTTTGAAAAAATTTACTACACCGTCGTCGTTAATAAGCTCGTTAAGCACCTCGGCGAAATCGAGTTTATTTGCCTCCTCGACGGAAATATTTTTATATAGCGCTATCAGTTCGGGGACGTCGGCGCCGATTTTGTCAAGCTGGGGAGTAACCTCGGCGAGAATTTCAAACGCCAAAATCCCGACTTTTTCTCTGTCGAGGGTTTTTATAGGTTCTCCGTTCTCGTCTTTTGCGTTTTCGTCCCATACGTCGAGGTCTTTTAACCTCTCAATAATAGGCTTTGCGTCGAGCTTTGAAATAATCTTAAATAACTGTGGTACAGTTTGAATAGTAAGCATTATTTACCCCCCTGTGCTACGGGTATAGAGTCTATGTCCTCAATACGCCAGATTTTCTCTGTTACGTCGTAGGGGTTAAAATGAGCGTCAAACTCTAACGCTATTTCTCCCTCGGCTTTCTGCTGTGCCTTTGAGGTAAACGCGCCCTCGTGCATAGCGTTTTTAATGGTGATTTTTTTATATTTGCCGTCGAGGGTTTTTGCAAAGGACGTAATATTATCCAAGTAGTCCGCCTCGGCAATAACTGTATTGTCGCCGTTCTCAATGATAATTTTTCCGTCCTGGTCTGTTACCTCGCAACCAGGAATAGAGAGCGCTATATTTTCCTGTGAGGAGCAAATAGTAGTTAATTTTAACTTTGCCTCCTGGGCTTCTATAACCTGGAGTCCTTTTGTCTTGCCGCGTCTGCCGTCGTACTCAATGTCGCGAACTGTGTTCGTAACGGTAAACTCGGAGCCGCCGCGGGTAATTCCTATCATTCTCTCGGTTTCAAGTCCAAAATTGATATAATTTACGCTCTCCTCAATCTGGATTTTTTCAACCTCGACTTTTGTTAAATTTTGAGCCATAATTTAGCCTCCTATAAAAAAAATTCTTGCTGACATTGATACGCGCTTATGGTATAAATCCGCTTCGGATTCGTTACGCCCGCTCTGGCTTTCTATGCCTAAATGTGCATAAAAAACATCTTCGTTTGATAATAAGTTATTAAGAGCTATATCGTTCTGGAGTTTATCGCACGTCGCCAGGAGCTCCGTCGTCGCCGTCGGCTCCTTTTCGTCTGCATATATATCGACGTCAAACGTTATCATTTTTCCGCTTTCCGCCGCCTCTAAATCGTTTATTAACTCTCCACTTATTACGGCGTAGATAAAACGGGCTTTTTTAGGCGCCTCCTCAAAGTAGCAAGTGCAAACATTGTCGTTTATTCTATTTGTAATCGCTGAAACAAAAGCGCTCGCGTCTACAGCTTTCATAATTGCCATACCTCCTCGCTATGCGCCGCTCTGGCTATTTTCTACCACTAACGAGGTACATACGAGCTCGGTAATTTCTCCGTTTCTGTCGTATGTTCTCAAAATGCGGTAACGCGTTTTGTTAAAGTCGAAATATTCCTCTCCGCGATATTCCTCGGAACGTATTTCAAACATTAACTCGGGCTTAAAGCCTTGCGCCTGTGCCTGGTAAAATTCGCTCTGGCGGATACTTTTTTTATTACAATACACGAGGCGTCGTGTGGTTTCGCTGTATGGCTTTCGGAACTTGTCGAGTTTCTCTGTTTCTTTAACCAAATAACCAATATCGCGCCATAACATAGCATTACCCCTCTCGGTATTCGGAGGATAACATTAAACGCGTTCTAATGGCTTGATATGCGGCGCGGTATTTCTCCGCGTCCGCATTATCTAAACCAAATTCAGCTTTAACGTATGTCGTTATAGCCCTCTTAATGAGAGCGTCGTTTTCGTCCTCCGTTTTCGACGGCGAAATTCCGCCTATTCTCAAATCGGTTTTAGCCGCTTCGATTAGCGCGGAAATTTCTTCGTCGTACATATCGTGGTTAATTCGGAGTACAGCGCGCATATCGGATATTAAATTATTCGATACGCTCATACGCTACGCTCCTTTACGCCTTTGTACCATAAACAAGGCTGTCGGGCTGTGCCGCACCGCTCAAAAGCATATAGCCTGTGTAGTCGTTAATACGGTTTTTACCGCTGACGTCCTTTGTAATGGAAAGAGGCTCGTTTGTGTTCATTCTGTAGTAACGTCCCATAGCGCCGATTACGAAATCGTCGTCGTTCAAATACGGGTCAACCTCGACAACGTATGTCGCGATACTCTTAACACCCTCGGAGTTGATAGGAGTATATACAAAACGTCCCTCGTTATCTTTCATAAACGAAATTGTTTCGACGATAGCGTTTGAAACGTAGAGTTTCGCTCCGATTTTCTTCTTTTTCGGAAGAACTTTAAGAGCCGCGGAAATAGCAGTAAGAACGTCGCCGTCGTATGTAGACTTAATAGCGTCCTTTGTAATACCGCTCATTTCGTTGTTACCGCTACCGTAAATAAGCGCTGTAACTGCCGCGTCCTTAACCTGTTCTGTGAGTTCCTGGATAATGTAGTCAATAAAGCCGTCTACGCTCATAGCTTCGAGCTTCCAGGTTACGCGGATAGTTTCGGAAATTTCGGAAACACCGAGAACGAGTTCCGCCCACTCTACGGAGCCGTCTTTGTTAGCCTTGCCCTCTGTCTGGTTTTCAGCTCCCGAGCCGTCTTTTCTGTACGGGAATTTAATAATACCAGGTACGGCGGTTTTAGCCGCGTCGCGGAACAGAGGAGAGGTTAAGCCGATAGCTTCCATAAGCGCCATATTAACAGATGTCGGAATAAACAAACCTCCGTTATTTACGCCGTCGGCGCCCTCGGAACCCGCTACAAATTCCGTCGCTGTTGTTGTCAATGCAATGTCTACGGCTCTCTGTTCGTCCGCTGTAAGGCTTCTGCACATAAGGGTTTTAGCCCACGCCGAACGGTAAACGGGAGATTCTAAAACGTTGTCGCGTGTGAGCTGTGCCGCTCCGCGCTGTTCTCCACCTACGAGGGGATTTTCGATAGGTGAGGGATTGCCGCCGCCCGCGTTCATTCCGTCGAGCGCGCTTTTTCTCTGTTCAAGTCCGAGGTATTCTGTTTCAAGCTCGCGGAGCTCTCTTGTAATATCCTCCATATTTACCTCGCCGTCGCCCTCCAGGAGCGCTCTAATTTCTGCCTGTCTTGAACGAATTTCGTTCATTCTTTTAATAATCTTATTCATAAAAAATTACCTCCAAAAAATTAAAATAAATATGTTTTTGCAATCAGCCTTTTTCTTGCCTCGGCTTGCTCCATAGCCTTAAAGGCTTTCGAGTGCTCCTCCTCAAAAAAGCCCCTGGCGGAAATAGCTGTTTCCTCATACGCGGGAAAATCCACCGCGGAGAAATCGTAAAGTTTTTTGACCTTTGTTATTCTGCGAGTCCTGGTCTGTGAGTCGTAGGACGCCTCGCGAATCGAAAACGAAAAGCTCATTTTGTCGATTAGCTCGCTCTTTACGTCCCTGTATAGCTGTCTATGTCCCTCGTCCTCGCCATTAAGAGAAATAGTGCAATCTATACCGCTCTCGGTTATCTCGTGTTTAAGAGTGCCGTTTCTGTTTCTGGCGTACACTCTGCCGCCGTGGTTATAGTTAAATATAAAGTCCGAAAAATCGCACTCGTCGAACGCGTGTCGGTCTATAACCTCGTAATACTTAACGCCGTCCCACTCATAGAGGCAAGTAGGCGTTTCAAATACTACAGGAGTTCCGCGCAAAATAAGCGCGGAGCTGTCAGCGCTTTCCTCGTTCGGAACGAGAACACCGTTTATATTTCTGTACTCTCTGCCGCTTTTAAGCATTATTTCACCTCCGAGCCGTTCGGCAAATAAATTTTAGCTGTGGGGTTCGCTTTCTTAACAGCCGCTAACGTTTCCTCACTCGGTAAGTGAGAAAAGTTAATAATTGTCTGGTCTTTTGTTTTGAAAGTGCTATATCCCTTAAAGCTGTTTTTGCCGACTTTTTTTGTTTCTCCGTTATTCTTCGGAGCCGCCGCCTGTGTCGCCGCCGTTGTTGTCGGGTTCGTTGTTTCCTGGGGCTTGTCCGCCGCCTTTTTGGTTGTTGCTTTCTTTGTTGTTTTCTTTTCCGCCATTCTCGCCGCCTCCTTTCCCGCTTAATTGATAGTCGTCGGCTTTTTCGGAGTTTACCATATTGAGCGTCTGCACTCTACGCGCGCCCTCCTCGCCGCCGATAGGCGCCATATTAAATATTTCTAATACCGTATCGAGCGACGCCGCTCCGATATTAGTTAAGAATTGAGCCGCTGAAACTTTTGTAGTTATAGAGGCGTATTGTAAGCGGTTCGCCTCAAACAGAACCTCGTTACCATAGCCCCGCTCCTTATCGGTAAAAAGGCTATTTGTGAACGCCTGGGACAACTGTATAGCGAACGGCTCTATTTCGCCCTCATAAAATGAGTTCCACTCGTCCTCTGTAAATTTGTTTTGAACGATATTCTCGTTCGTTCCGAAATAGTCGTATATTTCATTTTTGATGTACGTTAATTGTCCCTGGGGAATCGGTGTCGATTTATTGTCGAGGTTCGTATAGTCATATTTACGGTCTGTAACAATAATTCCGCTACCGTTGTTTGATTCCATAAGGTTATCGCGAACGAAATCGTCGCGGCGTTTCTTTAAGTCTGTGTCCTTTGTTGAGTCCTGGACTTTCAAAATACCGCGTATAATAGCGACAAGCTCGGCAAATTTACTCATACTCTGGTTGAATTTGTCCGCTGTTTCCAGAACAGGCATAAGGGCGCCGTTTCTGGAACCGAAAATATCGTTATCGTGAAAGTGTCGGCGGATATGTATTAAGTCTGTATATTCGCAAATATAGCTTTTTCCCGTCGAGAATCTCAAACGGGCATACAGAACATTATTTTTTTCCAACAGTTCCACCGCTGACGCATTTACAGGGTAAAAGCCCGTAATTTTTCCCGTGTTGTCGTACATCTTGTATATAATGGCGTTGTTTGAAATCTTATAATCAGCCGCCACCTTATAAAAAAACGCATAAGCCGTCATATACGGGTTAGGCTGAAACTGTAACAATCGGTCTAAATGTCCGTTGACGTTTGTTATAGTTCCGTCGCCGCGGCGTATGTGTCGCGCCGTGAGCTTCGCCGCATTACGGGCGAAAGAATCAACAGCCGAGCGAACAGTTCCGACGTCCCAGGCTTTCCCCGAAAACGGAGTAAATGTAGTCTGCCAACTGTTTAATAATCGGAATTGTTCAAAGTGTCCCGAGGGCTCTTTTTTGCCTCCGAAAATTCGCTCAAATAATCCTCGTTTTTCCAAGTGTGAATCACCCCACATTATACATATAATCCTCAAAGTATTTTACATAAATAACCCAGGCATTAAGCAAGGAAACGGCGCCGTCTATGCGGCGTTTTTCTTTGATTTTTACAGGCTGAATATTGTTTATTCCGCTCTTTTTCTCGCCGACATTAGACAAGCACCAGGCGAGAATAGGGTTATTATTATAATTAACTATCTTATCCGCCAGAGCCGCGCCCATTTCTCGCATAGGCTGACTCCAGGTAAACGCGCCCTGGGCGACGGGTTCCATATCGAAAGAGTTATTTTTCATTTCGTCCACCCAATAGCCCGCTAACGCTCTATCGTAACCGACTTTCCAGGCGTCTATTTTGTACTCGTCGCGCATTTGACAAAACCACTCCGTAACGGCGGAGAAATCGACTCTGTTTCCCTCGCAAACGGTGAGGAGTCCGCGTTTTTCCCACGTCTTATACGGCGCCTCTTTTGTGTTTTTTTCGTCGAGCATATCTATTTTTTTTCGAGGTAAAAAATAATGCTGTAAAACGTAAACTGTGCTGTCCTCTGGTTTACGAATTAACAACGTCGCGCACGTTAAGTCGGTTGTAGCTGACAAATCGCAACCGCCCACGGCGTAAGTGTCGTAAACGTCGTCCATTGTAAACGTTGCTTTATTTTCTATCTCTGCGAAAGTAAGCCAAGCCGCCGCCTCGTTCTCTCGGATATTAAAATCTTTACAGAGAACGCCTGGGAGGTCTTTCGGATTATTTTTCGCTCTATCTACAAAACCCGCGAGGGTTTTATATTGCTTTATGGTTCCGAGTCCTGGATTAGCTTTTACCCACATTTGAGGGTTAGTCCATTCCTCGCGGTTGTCGAGCTCGTAGAGGATAGGTAAAAACGTTTCGTCCGTTTTAACGCCGTCCGCTATGTCGCAAGCCAACTCGTACATATCATCAAAAATACACTCTCTCACGGTTCCCGCTGTCGTAATCATAACTAAAAGCGGCTGACGTCTGGACGAGGTAGATTGCCTCATAACCTCGTATAAATTTCTGTCGCGTATAGCGTGTAATTCGTCTATAATTACCGCGTGAGAGTTCAAGCCGTCGAGAGTATTAGAATCCGAGGCGAGCGCTTCAAAAATAGAGGACGTCGCGGGAAAATAAACATCATTACGACGCTTTTTTATCACCGCGCGGAGCTCTGGGCTCTGCTTAATCATATTTACAGCCTCGGTCAATACCTTTTTAGCCTGGTCTTTCTTTGTAGCCACGGAGTATATTTCCGCGGCGCCCTCGTAATCCGCTATAAGCATATAGAGGGCAATTCCAGAGAGTAGAGTAGACTTGCCGTTTTTTCTGCCGACTAAAAACATAGTTTCTCGGAAACGTCTATAGCCTGTTTCTTTCTCCAGAAAACCGAAAAGCGCTTGTATATACGCCTTTTGGAATAACTCTAATTCTAACGGAGCACCTATAACGCCCTGGCTCTGTTTACAGAATCTCTCTATAAACCATATCGGACGCTCGCCCGCTTCCTCGTCGAAATAGTAGGGGGAGGAGGCTTTAGGCTTTCTAATCTCCGTCGCGAGTTTTTTATATACTTTTTCAACCCTCCGACTCGTTATAATTTCCCCGCTCTTGATTTTGTCGTAGTATTCGAGAACGTAGTTCATTAACGAGCTTTTTTAGGCGCGGCGACAAACGACATTAGCGCCTGTCCCGCTATCTCCTTATCTGTCGGAGGTAATAATTCGAGGAGTGTTTTTGTAACGGTTATATAGCTCTTAATTGTCGCGTTATACGACTTTAGAGCGCTATTTTCACGCTTGAATTTTTGCGAACCTTGCTCGAAATCCTCTAAAATTTCGCCATTATTTACCTCGTTTTTGAGGCGGTTTAATGTTACCTGGAGAAAAGCGAGCTCGGAAATTTGCTTATCAATTATCGCCCTTTTTTCTTTGCCTATATTCTTAAAGAGTTTTTTAATTTTCCCTTGCTCTGCCTTAATTTGAGCATCTATTGAAAGAGTGTCGTTGTTGTCTTTTTCTTTCGCCAATTTTGCCGCCTCCTTTCTCCGCTTCTTTTGTTTTACCCCCCCTCCTATGCGCCCCCGAGCGGTTCTAAAAGGGACTTATACGCGGTTCCGTTTTAGGGAATCGAGTTTTTAAGAGTGGGGGGAGTGTTACTCTGCCCGCGCTTCGGAAATCTCAACGCCGACAGCGTTTATTAAACTTAATACGAGCTTGTGTCCGTCGGTCATATCAACAACAACAGAGCCGCTCTCCAATGCCTCCGCCATAACATCTATAAAGTTATCAAGAGAGGAAACAACGTCGAACTGTAACACGTTCTCCGCTGTGTATATCGTGAGTGAATATGTCTTATTCATTTTGCGCGCTCCTTTCTATGAGGTTTCCGTTCTCGTCGAACATAAGCCCAGGACTACAGGCTGACTCGCCCTCGTGTTCTATAGCGTGGCACGTCCTACAGAGTAGCTCCAAGTTATCCAAGCCGAGAGCTATTTTCGGATTATTTATATTAGCTCTGGTTAAATGTTTCTTATGGTGTACTATCTCTCCAGGAGCACCGCACCTCACACACAAACCGAAATCACGGTTAAATATATATTGCCTGGTTTCTTTCCAGGCTTTAGAGTTATAAAACTCTTTAGCCCATATTTGCATATATCAAGCTCCCACCCTCTGCCGTAGATATACGATATATTTGCACCCAAAAGCAAAAAGAGAGAAACGCTGTAAACGCTTCTCTCTTTGCTTTGCTCCACAATAACAGTATAACATATTCTGTTACCTCACTACTGCAAACTTTTAACGTCGTCGTCTATTCTCAATCCTCTAATAGCGGAGAATAATAAACGCGCCTCTTTGAGCCAATAAAAAACCGTCCTTTCAGCCGCTCCGTAGTTATAACAAAAACGGCGCACTTTTGATATTACGGCGTTTTTGCCTAACGGCTCCTCTGGATATGTAAAATATATCTGTTCTATGGCTTTAACTATATGCTCCTTTTTGCCCTGGTTAAGCATTTCGAGGGTTTTTTCAACCGCTAAAACGTCAAGCAGTAGAGGAGTTTTATTTTCGAGCTCTGCATTTGCTTTTATTACAGCTTTGCTCGGTTCTATGTTTTCGTCGAGTAATGCCCGCTCGTATATTCTTTTTTTGAGCTCGTCATACGTCGGCTTTCCGAGCGACGCATACATACGAAACGCACTCGTCGCGTAGTCCCTTGTTTTATCTTTAAGCATTAAAAACGCCTCCCTTAACCTGGTTTATATTTCTCACGGAGAAAAAGCCGTATTAAACGGGCTATGTTTTTCTTTCGTATCCTTGCCGTTTTTCCGTGTTTTGACAGATGTATAATTTTCGAGTATTGTTTCGAGCTGTATAAAAACGCTTTTAGTCGCTCTTGTAGTTCTAAAATAATTCGCTTTATATCTGCCAACAACGGAGCGAGCTTTTCAGCCAGAGCCGAAACGCTTTCCTCCAGAACGAGGCGGAGTTTTAATAATGCCGCTTGAACGTCGCTTTTTGGATTGTCTATGTCTGGAATAGTGTTAAAATTATTCATAAATTCGCCTCCGTATTTTCTCCAAGCGAGAAATATTCTTTTTCCTGGTTCTGCTCTTTTTAGCATAATGCGCTAAATGCCATACGCGAGGATTCGTAATCTGTAAATAACGTTTTTCAAAAACTCTCGTCCAAAATGAGCTTTTTCCGTTTGAGCGAGCGGCGAGGAGTCCTACGCTACGCGCTAAATCGGCGTCGTATCTATTTCGCCCGATTCTATGAGCGTCTAAATGACATTTGTTGCATAAATACTGTATTCCGTTTCCCGAATTGTGAGCGAAAATATTTCCGCCGTTATATCGTCCCGAGGACTCCATAAACAGGACGCCAGAAAGTCCGCATTTTTCACACGTCGAGCGTGGAGCTATTAAATTCACGCTTTGAATTTTAATATTGCCTTGTTTGTCTATACTGTAATGTGTTTCGGCTGTGTAGTCCGTTCCGTTCGAGTAGTCTATAGCGACGTTGCAAAAACGCCGTCTATACCACTCTTTGAATTTTTTAATTATAGTCTTAAACAAAATTATTCCTCCTCGTCTATAAAGCATTTTTTATATTCCTCTGCTGATACGCAATTTTTAAGCAAGGCGGAGAAATTTACGCGCGGTAAAGAGAGGTATTTTAACAATACCTCGGACGCGGATTCCCACCCGTAACAAACAGCGGTAAAATATCCCTGTTTTTTCAAATTGTCTAACCATTCCTCCTGGTTCTTTGTGGGTTTATTCTTTCCCGCCTTTAGCTCTATGTAAAGTCCGTTATATATTCCTCTCGGAACGGGTAACTTTAAGTCTGGGACTCCAGGTTTTACGCCCTCCAACTTTAAGCGAATAGCTGTAGTCTTTGCGCGCTTGCCGCCATTCGGAATGTGATAGAGTAATTCGAGCTCTGGATATTTCCCCAGGTTAAGCGCCGCCCACTCAAAAAGCGTTATTTGTTCTCGGCTCTCTGGAGAACATTTCGGGTTTATATATGCCATACAAAACACCTCCTCTCGCTGAATTTATTTATAAAATTTTCGCGGCTCGCTTTCGTAGCCGAATCGAAAAATAATAATCTCCGTTAAATTCGTTATGTAGCGCCGAAACGTCGGAAACGATATAGTCGCCGAGCGTCTTTGTGTATTCTGGATATGTGTTCATAAACTCCGCTACGTTTTCCGCTTCGTCGTATAGTTTTTTTGCCCGGGCGAAAGTAACGCGGCTGTCGTTCTGTCTTTCCTCTGGTTTTTTGAGGTTTTTAGAACAGCTCCACCGTCTATATGTTAGCGGCTTGTCCTTTAGGTCGTAATAAACGAGTCCCGCTACGCCGTTCTCGTCAAACTTTAACGCCTGGGAGTTTGCGTATCCGAATCCCCAGAGTTCCTCTATGGCGGTTCTATCTACGCCGCCACTTAAAAAGGCGTGAAAATGTATTTTTCCTGTCTGCTCGGCGCGCTCCATAACCCAGATGTATTTTAAGTCTATCCCGTTTCGCTTATATAGGCGCTTTGCTCTGCGGAAAAAATTCTGTATATGCTTTTTAGCTGTTTCCTCGTCGTCTGGTCTATACTTGTCTTTGTATGTAAACGTTAGCTCGTAGTCTTTCCAGGTAAAATTAGTATGCACGAGTCGGAGGAGCTTTTTTTTAGCATTTTCGGCGTTTAATTTCGCCTGGACGTCCGACGTCGGTTTTTTTCTTCTCCCGCGGCTCCTCGCCGTAGGATAAACGGGGAATATTTGTATATCCATATAGTCCCCGCATATATATTTTTTCTCTCTGTAAAAGTGGCGCATAGCTCCAACCTCCAAATAACTAATTAACCAAGTAGAGGGGAGAGAGGAGAGCAAAAGATAAAGAGAAACGACACCTCTCCTCTCTCCCCATTCTCCGCCTATGGATAATATGGAAAACTCGAAAGAGTTTACCACATTACCCACAGGCTACAAATTCCCCTCTCACCTCTCCGTCGTTTCTCCATAGATATATAAAAAATATTTTTTTCTTTTTCTTTTTTTATCCTGGAGAAAGTGAGTATAAATTTTATAACGTGGTCGATTACTTAATATTCCATACGAGCCTCAAAAGCACCCGCGCGGATACTGTGTAAATTCGGTTGACTTTTTCGCCGTTTTATACTATAATATATATAGGTAATAAAAAACGCGGCGCAAAGTCGCGAGAGAGGCTAACGAGTGCTATTCGTTAGCCTCTTATTTTTTTATTCAACATCTATAACGTCCTTTATATCTCTTAAATACTGCCAACTCTGCGGCGGACGGGATAAACCAAAACGCGAGAGAGGGAGAGGCTTATTGTATTTCTGCGGCCCCGATATTTTCAACGCTGATAAGTTTTTACGTTCTCCCGCATAATCAAGCATACGCGAAACAGACAAGCAAGCTCTTTGAGCGTAAAACGGAAAATCACTATATCGTATTATCGCTGTAGCTGTAACGATAAATTTTCCTACGACAGCGCCCGCGCCGTTGTACTTAAATCCGCTCTCGCTTATATATAAGCCTTTAGTTTCGTAAACATATACAATATAAGGAGCGGGACACTTCGGGGCTCTCTTTCTTAATTCAAGCGGTTTTTTGCGGTCAAATATTTTCTTTGTAAATTCTGGGTTTATACTCATTAAAACAGCGTCCATTATTCCGCCCTCCATTGTGTAGAATCCTCGGAGAGCTCCGCCCACATTTCGCGAAAGTCATTTACTACGGTTTTTCCTATCTTCCAGAACAGAGGGAGGAGGAGTAACAAATACTCTCCGCCGTATGCTATGTAGCCGCGCTCTCTAAAAGCGAGAGCCTGTCCGATTCTAAACATAATCCACGTCGCGACTATAACAGCCGCAATCTTTATTATTTTTTTGAACATTCCGCAAACACCCTCTCTATTTTCATATCTCGGAGCGGAATATATCTCCCGCTATGGTTTAATTCGTACTGAAAATCCACGTCGCCGCTCTTAACGTAATGTATAGCCGCTATGTCGGTAATTTCAGCCGCTCCGTTCGGAGTTCTTAATATGTCGCCAATTTCAAAGGGGCAAACAGCCCTAAAATATGCTTTTCTCATTTTCTCGACGTCCTCTCATTTTTACAAATTAACGGGCGACAGATTTTCCCGCCCGTCCTGGGTAACGTTATGTCGTACTTTCCGCAATAAGCGAGGGCAATTTTGCCGCTCTGTCCGATTTTATGTACTGTAACGAGATTCGGACATTTGATATTACATAGCCGCATACAGCCCCGCTCCTTATTTCTTTTTACTTATAGCTACAATAATCACACACGAAACGCATATAATTAAAGTTATTAAAACGCCCTGGCTCATTTTGGAACCTCCTTTTTGTCTGTATATATCGTCCGAGTTTTTACACCCGCCGAATTTAATATTTTGTTTATTCTGCGTAATTCACTTGTAAAGAATCGCGCGTATAAGCTCCCGCCGCCGCTCCGTGGATAACCGTTCTCGTAGCTGTCGGCGTACTGCGTCGGATTTTCATATATAAAGAGCGGAGGGGCTTTAACATCTATTAAGAGTCTTAATATGTACGCTGTTGTACGTCCTGTCCGCCGCTGTTCTCCATAAACCCGCAAACCCCCTTGACAAATATAGCGTTTTTGCCATTTATATAGTTTTATATTGAGCGCCTTTTCAAATCGTCTAATTTTCATTCTGCGGCGGCAATATTCAATTAAATTTCTCACTTTGCCGCCTCCCGTTGTTGTTTTTCGATAAAGGCTAATTTTTTATCCCAAGCAATACCAGGGACAGAGGTTGTTAAAAGGCTTGTAAATACCTCTTTGTCGTTGTAGCCGCTACACACCTCGTTAATTTCAGCCAGAGGACAGATGTAGCGGGAAACGCAATTTTTACACGTTTTCAAATTCTGCGCCTGTTGCTCTTTGTATGCCGTCCTCATTTCGTCGTATTCCGCCGCTGTAACTGAAACGTTTATTTTTACAGCTCGTCCGCCTTTATTCCTTAAAATATAGAGCCTGTTTCGTACTGCGTCGGGGGAACGGTTAAGCTGTTCGGATATTTCGAGTATAGAGGCGTCGTTATTATACAGAGAAACTATTTCGGAATCCTCTTTAGGCGTCCACGTTCCAGAATTAAAATCCTCTTTTTCGGGGACAAACTCGGCGCCACACTCGGGACATATTATTTTTCTCATAAATTCGCCTCCTTGCTATTCCTCTAATTGTTGTTTTGTTGTTTCGGAGCGCTCTACTTTTATATTGCCTTTAACGGTGAGGCTTATTTTCGCCTTAATTCTGCCTGTTAATTGCACCTGGGCGCTCTGTATGTTTCTATTTGCTATCTGTTCGGCTATGGTTCCCAGGAACTCTATAGACGCCTCATTTTTAACGGGAGAAAACCCGTAGTCCTCGGCGCCCTCTCCGAATAACATTCCGATTCTAAATTTTGCCGATTCTATTTGCTCCTCCAGGCGGGCGTAGTATTGAGCCTCTCTGCAAGTACAAACCCTCGTAGCGTGTCGGTTTCTTTCCTCCTGGGTTAATCCAGAACGAAAACCAAATGACGAATATTGTCCGCAATATACGCAAACCCCGTAAGCCTGTCCCGTTTCAATATGTATGCTTTTACATTTTAACGCCGCTATCTGGTTTATTTCGGTTTCTGTTAATGCTTTCGGATAATCGAAATTAACAGGAGAGCCGCACTCTAAACATAGTCCTTTATATTTCATTTTTTGCCTCCATTCGGTTTTAGTATTTTTAATATCTCTACTGCTTGCTCATAGGTGAGCTCTCGGAGGGTATCAATAGCAAACCAAGCGTCCGATATTGTACGTTCCCGCTCCGAATATTCTTTATATTCTCTCTTTAATGAAAGAAACGCGTTTTTGATTTTCTGTAATACATTCCGCATACTGCCACTCCTTAATCATTTATATATATCGAGGCGCGAGCGGCGTTCCCGAGTTCCATAAAATAGTCGTATAAAAATTCTTTTTGCTTTTTGGTTAGCGGTTTTGTATTTGTTACTACATATCCGCCGTCGTTGCTCGGATTATGAATTAAACAATAGCCTTTTACCTGGCAAAGATAATCACCCTCTAACGCTCCGTGATTTTCTTCGCTCCATTCTAAAAACTCGTCCTCGCTGTATTTTTGTATTATAATTTTTTCGGCACTCGTTGAGTGCGTCCCCCAGGGACTCTCTGTAAACTCTCCGCGGGGACTTAACCAACCGAACGGCTGATATTGTTTTTTTGGAGTTGAGTTTTCGCGCGAACCTGGCAAAATTCCGCTCTCGTATTCTTGTTTTAACCTCTTGTATTTTTCCTCGTCCCTTTCAAGCTCTTTAATTTGTGCCGCATTTAGCGGGCTGTCGCTGTTATGTTTGCATAATATAATCCATTCCCAAGAGGCGCGAACTTGTGTTATAAAAACGAGATTATATATCTCCATTAAATAATAAAGCCCGAGTCGCATATTGTTATCCAAGTCAAAAGCTGTTATAAAATTACTCCTTTCGAGCTTTTCAAGCGGGAGGGATAGTAAATAATCAAATCCGACTCTCGTTCCTGCATCTATAGCGTTTATGTCTAACATATCGAACCTCCTAAAATGTAACTGTTATATTGAGAACGGCGGCGGCTATCCAATATATGAGCTTTTTATAGTCGCCCTGGAATCCGTAAACGAGTCCCGCTCCCAGGTCTAAAATTATCAATGTAATAGGAAAAATATATTTATTCATTGTCTGTCTCCAATCTGCGAACAGGGGAAACGTCGTCCATTCCCATAATTAAACTACTCATTTTTGCACTTTCGGCGAGTGTTAATTCGCGTCCTTTTTCTCCAGGTTCAAGCTCGCCAAAAATTTTATGTTTTTGTATAAAGGCTCCTAATAAAGCCTCGCGCTCTTTTTTGCCATTGTGTAACGTACCAATCAAACAAAAATTCTATTTCTATTCTTTGAGCTTTTGTAACATCTGCGCCGAGAATTGTTCTGCAACTTCGCCCGCTGTATGTATATCTGTATGTATGCGTATTATTTTTTTTATTCGTAACCTTATATATTACTTGACGTAATATTTTTTCTTGCTCTGCTCCGTGATACTTAAACTCTATCGTTTCCGTTATATCCTCGGAGAGCTCGTCGAGGGAAACGTTATACTTTTTCATTAGTTTATTTAATAAAACCTCGGCGTTAGCTTTTTCGCCATTAACTCCCCGCTCGGCGAGAGCTTTAAGTTTTTGCAATAATTCAGTTTTAGTGTTCACGTTATCCCTCCTTTAGTTCTGTTCTGCCTGGTGAGGCTATTGTTACAGAGTGCCCGCACTTGTCGAATGGCTCTAATTCGAGCCTGGGCGGCTGTCCTTTTAGTTTCCGATATATAAGCGCCGAAATTCTCTCGTATTCTATTCCGTTGTATATAACGGGCGCCTCGGCGTAATATGCTTTCTTTGCTTCGTCCATTGTCATAAATTAACATACCCTCCGTAATTCCCAATCGTTGTTACGCAAACTAAAAGCGTCGCCACATTGTATAATATTGGGGTAATTGTCGTTAGCTATAATCTTTGCGTATTTATCTATCTCATAGGCGAAATACTCTACATTTGTAAAACCCATTTTTTCAAAACAATAGCGGCCCGTTCCAATTCCGTCATACATTGACACGACGACGAGTTTTTCGTTTTTGTCAATATTTTTGAGAGCTCCCTGTAATATATGTATTATTGCCTCTGCCGTCCAACCATTTCCGAGTCCTTTATAGGCTTGTGTAGGAGATACGGATTTACAGTAGTCGTCTGGTAATGTTTGTAATCGGCAACATTCTTTTACTGATAATTTTCTTATTACATAAAATCCGTCTGCGAGTTTAATCGGGTATGTATTTCCGTTCACATCTATTAAACCGTTTTTTACTTTGTATATCGTGTGATTCTGTAATATGCACTCGGGGCAACTTTTTAAGTCAAGAGCAAAACAATCTTTACACATTGGAATTGCATATAGCCCCGTTTTTGCTCCCGCTCCGCCGCCACCCGCGTTTATTGTTACACTCTTTCCATCTATTGAATAAATGCGGGCTGATTGTGCGTCGGATAATTCGCCGTTTGGACGAGGCATAGAACCAACGCGAATAGGCTCCGCTATCATATCGACCTGTTGTTTGTTCGGATTCTCGCTAAATACTCTTTGCCACCACCCACCGCAATTATTAGAGTAGTACGCGTTTAACGGTCTGCTTTTTCCCTCTTTTCCGTATTTAGGTATGCGTTCGCCCGCTTCGAGTATGTCCCTCAAAAAAATTCCTCTGTCCTCTGGCTGTTCAACGGTCCAATTAAACGCATAAAAACGCTCTCTGTTTTGTGCGGAAACAAGCCCAGAGTTTATATACATTAAATCGGTTTTGAGCTCGTGTGATATTTGGTTTTTTATAGCCTGTGCGGCTGACTTATTGTTTTCGTATAAGAAAAAATCTGGTTTGAATTTTTCTTTTGCAATTAAATAATTTTTGAACAGTTCCCACCCGAGTCCCTCGGGCGCGGTTTCTCTGTTGTTTTTTTGAGCTATGCTCCAATGGGTACAGGGAGAGCCTCCTATTAAAATTCTTTTCATAAATAAAATCACTCCGTTTTATTTTAGTTTATTGCCACTCTGCGGCAACCGCGGCGCTTAACGTTTTCCTGGTAGTTCTGTTCGGCTACGTCCGCACTGTAGCCTGGTCTATGGTTGTCGTCTGTTTTGCCTGTATATCCGCGCTCTAATTCGCGGTAAATAGTGGCTGTATGTACTCCGAGGCTGTTCGCAATATCCAAAGTACGGACGTTCTGGGAATACATTTCCTCAATTTTCTTTCTGTCCTCATAGGTCAGCAACTTATACTCTCTCAATATTAGCCGCCTCCTTTCCATAAAAAAATAAATGCAAAAAGATGTTAAATATCTTTTCGCATTTATTATAAAACTTTATTTTATATAAATAAATTAAATAAAAGTATTGACTTTTTTAAACAATGTGTGTTATAATAGCAAGGTCGCAAAAGTAAATATCAATTTCGGGGTATAGCGCAGTTTGGT